TTATTGGCCAATACCAAACGCTCGGATTGAACCCAAATCCTCCAGGTTATTCAGTTCTTCCTTCATCTCCCGCTGACGTTGATAAATCTCGTCATTGCGATCGACCTGCGCCTGCACCATTGCTGCCGCCAGTTCTTCCAGTTCCGGCATCGACAGTTTCACCTGCTGATTATCGGCATCACCCCACGCCATATGCGTTTGTGCTGTGACAGATTTTGCCAGCATGACTACCGGGGACAGGCGGCCCAGTGAGTCGGGGCCAGCATTCCAGATACGACCGTTCCATTCAAACGTGAACGGCTTCGCCTCCTGTTCTGTGCGCCATGCTTCAATTTCCTGACGTCTGGCCTCTCTGGCCGCTTCCAGCATTTCTGGTGTCACAGTGAATGGGGCTATCTCACCCCATTTGCCACTTTGCAGTTCCTGCCAGATTTGCTGACCCGTCGGTGCGACATCATCAGCGGTGGCTGTGTAGGGGACTGCCTGGTCCCTGTCGTCAAAAAAAACGTCACAGTCTACTGCGCCACTTTCGGTATAACGGGGATTAATGATTTTTTTAATTTCCACGGTGCATTCCTCACGATGTGCGAATAAAAAGCCCGGGCATTGCGCCAGAGACATGTGCATCCGGCACCCCGGACAGGGCGCAATATGACCCCGGTAATGAATGCTCTGAACATCCCGTAATGAAAAATTGTGGGGATGCTATATACGTTCCGGTGGGAGTACAGGGCACTGAAATCCCCACCGGTCCCAGTCGTGAGCCTCTGTATGACTGCCCCCTGACAAGTCTGATGACTTTATCACCGTCAGCTTCTCCCTGGTACGCAGCAATAATCAGCCCGCCAATGTCAGGGTCTCCCCATCTGTTGCGGACAGAGCTCGCCACGATTCTGTAAATAATATCTTCTGTGGTTATATTTATTTTCACCCAGCCAGTCAGTCTGGATATGGGCCAGTAGCAGTAGCGGGTGTGATAAATGGGGCCGTTAATGCCGTAAAAAGTAAGGGATTTGGCTCTGTACCTCGGTTCTGTTGTCTCAGGGCGTGCATCAGTCCACCGGATGCTGAGCACCCCTTCAAACCGTGTGTCGGGTATGATGATGTCGTAGGGGCCAGCAACGGAATATTCACCTGGCAGCGCATTCCTTACCCAGGCCAGGAAATCACTCTTAGTGTCAAAACGGATAACATCTTCAGACAGAAAAGCACGCCCAAAGCCGAATGCGCCGGGTATCGCCAGACGGCCTTTTGTCCGGTCGTAAATGTCGCTCTGTGCTTCCATCGTGGCTGCACTTTTCAGCCCCAGACTATCCCGGGACTTCTGTTGTGCCTTTTCGCCTGCTGCTGCGATTTCAGACAGATGGTTAGCCGTTTTCAGAGTGCCGGTCAGCGCAGCATCAATGTCATTTTTGGCCTGTTCTGCTGCGCGGGCATAACCTGCGGCATCCTGTGCACTCTGTCCGGCTGCGGCTGCATTTGCTCCTGTGCTTGTCACATCTTCCGCAGTGGCCTTTCTGTCCTCAGCTGTGACGGTTGCATCCTGTCGGGCTTTCTCCGCAAAACGTTGTGCATCATCACGGGCCGTTGCGGCTGCCGCCACATCCTGCGCCGTCTGCTGTGCGTTTCCGGCTGCGCTCCCGGCACTCTGCTGCGCCTGCGCCACCATTTCCTCAAAGCGCTTCATCACCTCCGGACGTAAATCACCATCCTTTGGTGCATTCAGAAACGCGTTCAGTGTCCCCGGTGCATCAGTCGGTGCCACATCAATATCCCCGACACGGGTTGGCTGCCAGCCGTTACAGTGAAGCGCAACCTCGTAATACCCCGGCTCAGCCTCAATCACATAAGCACCGTTATTGTCCGTCACGCAAGTGGCAACAACGTGTGCCACAACGGTCGGACTGGTTCTTCTGGCCCGCAGTTCAATCGCACAATTTACGACAGGTTTACCCGCCCCATCTTTCAGTACACCTGAAATCTTTACTGCCATATTCACCCCACAAAAAGCCCGCCTGAACCAGCGGGCTGTCATAACACTGTGTTACCTGGCTAATCAGAACTTATAACCGACACCCACGATGAAACCGTCAGTGCGCCAGTCGCCACTGCCGGAACCTTCATAAGCAAGGTCAATGGCCACGGATTCGGTCGGGTTAAACTGCACGCCAGCTCCCCACGCCAGAGACGTGTTGCTGTGGCGACCGTCATCACTTCCGGTCAGCACGTCGTGCGTTTTCCCCTTGTTGTCAGTTACGCGGAGATAATCCCCGGAGAAAGTCGACACACGGCTGTAAGCCATACCCGCCATCGCATACGCGCTGAACCATTCATTCACGCGCACAGACGGCCCCACCATCACGCTGAACCAGCGGTTACGCACGGAATCTTCATGCCAGCGGGTATCGCTGTAACGGGTAAGCTGGCGATTCTTGTCTCCTGCATAGCTGAATGACGTCACCAGCCCCAGTGTGTCCGTAAACTCATAACGGTATTTCACGTTAATCCCGTTAAGATCATCGCTGCCGGGAACGTTCGTCGAGGCATGAAGATACCCCGCGCTCAGCGTGGACTGATGTTCAGATGCCCATGCAGGCGCACCGGATACGGCCAGACAAATGGCTGCGGACAAAATGGCGGCATAAAGTTTACGCATAATTACCTCTCGCTTTTCTGCAATAAAAAAGGCACCATTTCTGGTGCCCTTATATGGGTTATAACAATTTCAACGAATACTGATGCCGGAAGCCGCTTTTTTGGTCACAATCACCGTACAGTCGGTGATATTACCTGCCCCCTGATTGCCTTTCTGGAAAATCTTAAACTCCAGAGTGACGCTTCCTCTGCCACTCGGCATATCAATAACCGCACTGTAACTACCGGGAATGGCCCCTTTAGTTTCTCTGGATGCGATTAATACGCCGTTTTTGCGAACTTCAAAACCATAACCTGTGTATCTCGTGCCTCTGGGGTTATTACCACTTCCCGGATCGCTATACGCTATTCCGTTAAAGATAATGGGCGGAATAATAATCTGGCGGTCAAAGTTATGATCATCGCTGATGGTGACTGTAACCGTACCGTTTGGTGTTTCCGTGTTACCCCACGTACCGACTTTTTTCGGGAAGGCTTTTGATACAGCTTTAACGAAATCCCCTCTGACCTGGGTCGCCTCCAGCATGCCCTTAATCGTACAGTTCTGGTTAATCGTGACATTGTTGAGCGTTCCTGAGTTCGCATTCACACTACCACTGATATCGGCATTTTTCGCCGTCAGCCGTCCGCCAGGTGTCAGGGAAAATGCCGGAGGACTGCCACCGCTGGTAATGGTGGGAGCCGTCAGGCGTTTCAGGAACACGTCGTTCATGAATATCTGATCGCCCTGACCAACAAACATCGGCTTTGTGTTGCCATTCGCAGGATTAATCATCGCAATCCTGTCTGCCGCCAGCAGCACCTGACTCTGCATTCCTGCTGGCGTATTCTCAATACCGGCACCGATACCCGCAATATAAAGGCGTCCGTCCTTCATCTGTTGCAGCTTCACAGCCCACATGCTGTTCAGGTTATTATTTGTATCAACCTGAACTTTCTGTATCTGCTGGATTGCAGCACTCTGATTTTCCAGTTTTTTATTGACGGTTTGCGTGATTTCATTGCTGACATTCGTAATGGACGTCCTGATTTCAGTCAGGTCCGGCGCAAGCTGACCGTTATCAATCTGCGTCCACAACTCCTTGCCGAGATGCGTTTTATTGATCAACCCTTTATAAAAACTCAGATAACCTTCCGCATCATCGCTCGCCCGACCGACGGCCTCCACAAATGCCGATTTGCCAACGGTGTTCACACTGCGAACGTAAAAATAATAATCATGGCCCGGTTTGATATTGATACTGGCGGCTATCCAGTACAGCGCCGTGCCAAGATAGCGGGCTGTGGTTTCAACCTGCCTGATATCCGCAATCCGCTTTTCCGAAAACCAGAACTCAAACTGCACCGTCGGGTCATATACAGCCAGTTTCGGGACCGCCGTTATCTGAAAATACCCCGGTATCAGTTCAATAGTGACAGGCGCTGCCGGTGCCGCAATCCGGAACGATACCGACACCGGATCGCCCTGCTGCCCCCGGGCATTTACCGCCCGGACTGTCAGCGTATAACGCCCCAACGCAAGCTGCGTGAAACGATATGTGGTTTCCGTCGTCCGGGCTGTGCTGACCAGCCGCTCACTGCCGTCATCCGCTGCCACGGTCAGGCGAAGCAGGAAGCTCACCCCCTTCACCACCTTCGGCGTGTCCCAGCGCGCCAGCACCTGATATTCCCCGCTGCCTGCGATGACTTCTGCGGTCAGGTGCTGCACTGCTGGCGGCGTGACACCATTCACCGTGCCGCGCCGGTCACTGTCAAAGTGTGCCCCGTTATCCACAATGGCCTCTTTTTCCGGCACATGCTGCACGGCGGTGATGGCATACGTGCCGTCGTCGTTCTCACGGATACTCACACAGCGGAACAGGCGCTGGCGCAGCGTCGGCAGCTTCAGCCCCCACACGCTGTATCCGGCAACGCCGTCAGGAACACGGCTCACTTTCACCTTCACGCCGTCGGTGACGGACTGAACCTCCACGCTGACCGGATTGCCATTTCCGTCAACCAGGCTTATCAGCGTGGTACCGGAGGACGGCAGCGTGATTTCACGGTCGAGCGTCAGCGTCCGGGTCTGGCTGTTCACCGCCAGTACGCGACCACCGGTGCTGATACCGGCATAATCATCATCGCAGATTTCAATGACATCACCCGGTACATGGCGAAGCCCTTCTGCGCCGACGCTGAAGTCCACGGTCTGCGTTTCCAGCAGTTCCGTTTTAATCAGCCACAGCCCGGCGCGGTGCGCCTGTCCCCGGCTGGTACAGCCAAAGGCATCCATCTTCGTGACGTTACGACCGTAACGGAGAATGGCCTGCGTGTCCTCCACAAGCTCTGTCGCCGTCTCATGACCGTTGTCCGGATCAATCCAGTTCACCTCAACGGCATTATGGCGGTCCTTCAGGGCGCTGAAGCTGTAACGGAACGGCGCGCCATCATCCGGCATCACCACATTACTGCGGTTATAGGTCCACACCTTATCCGACGGTCGGTCCTGCACGAACGTCAGCGTCTGCCCGTTCCATACCGGCATACAGCGCATCGCCGAGCAGAAATCACTGAGAACATCCCACGCCTTACGCTGTGTGGTCAGGTAAGCGTTACAGGTGATGCGCGGCTCCGTGCCGCCAAATCCGTCCGGCACTGACTGGTCGCAGTACTGGCCGATGACATACAGCGCCCATTTGTCCACATCTGCCGCACCAAGACGTTTCCCCATGCCGTAGCGCGGATGAGTGAGCATGTCCCACAGACACCAGGCCATGTTGTTGCTGTATGCTGGCTTAAGCGTTCCGTCCCAGATACCGCTGTATTGCCGCGTCTGCGGGTTATAGTTCGACGGCACCTGCAGAATGCGCCCGCGAAGATGATAATTGCGACTCACCTGCTGGTTACCGAACTGCTCTGAATCCACCTGCACGCCGACCAGCGCCGTGTTCGGGTAGCACTGTTTCACATCGATGATTTCGGTGTACGACGACCAGAGCGTTTTGTTCTGCAGCTGGTCTGTGGTGCTGTCCGGTGTCATCCTGCGCATCCGGATATTAAACGGGCGCGGCGGCAGGTTACCCACCACCACCGAGGCCAGATACTGCGAAGTGGTTTTGCCCTTAATGGTGATGTCTTTTTCCGTCACCCAGCCACCGTTACGCTGTATCTGAACCAGCAGGCGGACTTCCGACGGATTCCGGTCACCCTTTGAGGTGGTTTCCACCAGTGCCTGCACACCGAAGGTCAGGCGCAGACGGTCGATGTTTGCCGACGTGATGGTCCGGGTGATCGGCGTGTCGTATTTCACTTCCGTACCCAGCACAGTCTCTGAGCCGGAAGATTCAAACCCCTCCGGCGGTGTCTGCTCCTGCTCGCCGGCGCGGAACACCACCGTAACACCGGAAAAGTTTGTCTTCCCCTCGCTGTCCAGGACCGGCGTACCGTTCAGCAGCACGCTTTTTAATCCATCCACCGGACCTTCAACCGGCCCTTCGCTGATGGCATCAATCACACTCAGCAACTGCGTGGATTTCAGGTTGTCCTTCGCTTCGCGCGGGGTATGCCCCTTACTGCTGCCTTTACCCATTCCTCACGCTCCATAAACGACAAAACCGCCCGCAGGCGGTTTCACATAAAACATTTTGCATCAGCGACCAATCACCACAACCTGACCACCATCCCCTTCGTCTGCCGTGCTGATCTCCTGAGAAACCACACGTGACCCCACGCGCATTTCACCGTACAGAACGGGCAGAACATTGCCCTGGGCAACCATGTTATCCAGTGACGAGAAATACGTGTTCTGCTTACCGTTATCCGTTGTCTGTGTACGGGGAGTTCTGGCTTTCGGTGCCAGCATCTGTGCAACACCGCCAAGCGTCATACTGGCACCGAGAGAAAACAGCAGATTACTCGCCATAATTCCTACCCCCGGCATCCATATAGCAACCGCCATAACAGCCGCCCCCAGCACCGCCTGAAACACACCGCCACTTTTAGCTCCCACCAGACGCGGTACTATGTGGATCACTGCACCATTTGCCAGCGGCTCATTAAGACGGGCAGACAATTCGGTTTCACCTGCATCACGCCCGGCAATGCGCACCTGATACCAGCCGTCACTCAGTTTCTGACGAAACGCCGGGAGCTGTGTGGCCAGTGCCCGGATGGCTTCAGCCCCCGTTTTCACACGAAGGTCGATGCGGCGACCAAATCGTTGTAAATCCCCGTAAAGGCAGATGCGCGCCATGCCCGGTGACGCCAGAGGGAGTGTGTGCGTCGCTGCCATTTGTCGGTGTACCTCTCTCGTTTGCTCAGTTGTTCAGGAATATGGTGCAGCAGCCCGCCGTCACCGCAGTAAATGGCGGCATGATTCGGCACCGATGAACCAAAACAGCACAGCAGCACATCGCCCGGCTGTGCCTCTGTCAGTGCGACACGGTAAAAACCCGTCACCTCCATATTGTCAAGATAGAGATTCTGACCGTGACGCCACCAGTCATCCCCGCGATGAAAATCCGGCATCTCAATCCCCGCCAGATGATAAGCATCCCGGAACAGCGTGTAACAGTCCGTCACCCCGTGCTCAAAGCGCCGCCCGGTAAGATGCGGCACACAGCGGAATTTATGAATCTCACCCCGGCAGACCAGCCACCACGGCAAATCGCTCTGCACCTGCAGCCGCCTGTCAGCCTCACTCAGCCAGGGCAGACCACCGGGGTGGCTGTGGACCAGCGCCACAATCTCACCCTGCATCTCTGCCCGCAGCCAGTCCTCCGGCGACATCCGGAAATACGCCTCCGGCTCACCGGAGATATTCACGCAGGGAAAATATCTTTCCCCCTCCGGCGTTCTCACCACGAAGCCGCACAACTCCGCTGGCGCACATCGCCGGGCGTGCGCCAGAATCGCTGATTCTGTCTGTGTCATGGATTTACTGAGAAAGTTTATTGATGGAAAGGAAACCGCCGAAATTACCGGTATTGTTGCGCAACTCACACCCGCGCATACACTTGCTGCATTTGTCCTTCCGGATATCCGTCGTTGGTTTGTCGAACTCGTCAGCCACTGCCCTGCCCGTGTAACCACACTCATCAGAACGGTAAGTCCACATACAGGTATTCGCCAGCATGATACGCCCCGGGAAAACCGCGCCATCCGTCTCCGTTGGTGTGGCCAGCACAAAAGAGGCACTGACCGCGCTCAGTTCGCTGCACTGCTCGATGCGCCAGCGGCTGATCACCTCCTGTTCCGGATCGGCGTCGCTGTTTCCGTTGACGAAGTTCACCGCATCCAGAAAACGGGCGTAAACCTTACGCCGGACCACCGTTCCGCCGACCAGACTCTGCAGATCTTCCGCCATACCGGTGACCATGCCGTGCAGGTTAGAGACCGTCAGTGTCGGACGGGCAGCACAGCCCCTGCCGTTCAGTTCAAACCCCGACCCCTGAATGGGGTATGCCTGATACTGCCGCCCCTGCCAGGTGACCGGCTCACCTTTTTCGTTCTGCTCATTACAGAAAAAATAACGTTCTCCACCGACCACTGTCAGATCGATTTCCCAGAGCACCACCTGGGCTGACTGAGTGAGGCGTGTCGTCTCATGATGTGTTTCCTGTGGAATATCCTGCATCAGAGACTCCTATGCCACGACCTGTTCAAAATCTGCCGTTATGGTTACCCACAACGCCCCCACGCTTGCCGACCATTTACGACAAACCACCCTGATCGGCTTCCAGTCATAAGGTGGCGTCCACTGAAATGCGCGGACGCCACCGTGCCGTTCCAGAAAGGCTTTTAAAGGTGGGTGTTCACCTTTACGAACACGTATCGTCACGCTGTAAGTCGACAACTGGTTATTCAGTCCCGCCGCACGACGCTGTTCATAACCATCGCCCAGCTTCACTGTCACCACTTTCGGCTCTGATACCACATTCATATCCGGGCGCACTTTCCAGTGAAACGTCTCCATTACCGGTATGCTCCACTTAACCGGCCACCATCACGGGCCTGCTGTTGCATAAAGTCCGCGGCCGCTTTTTTCCCGAGGTCATAAACCACCTTCAGGGCAGCCGGACCTATCTGCCCGTTCGTGCCATCGTTATTGATCTCAATGTTGTACTGCGGGGCAAACATCACCATGCCTGAACCACCAGTATCCGCCACAACCCCCAGCTTACCATCAGCACCGCGACGCAGTGGCAGAATGGCTTCAGGTCCCGCTTCCCCCATCACACCCGCGCCTTTTGCAAAAGCAAAAAACGTCGGACGGTTAACCACCGTGCCACTGTAGCGACTCAAATCAGCAGACTGGTAAACACCGCCATCAGCATTAGTCGTGAAGCCGAATAAAGAACCGACGCCCTTTACCGCCTGCATCATGGCCATCTGTGCCATAATTCTGGCCATATCTGACAACAGGGAAGAGGTGAAGGATTTAAAATTCAGCTTACCGGTGGTACAGAATGTCGCCAGTGCATTACCGGCACTGCTGAATGCCACTGTAAACATCTGTTCTGCCGTTCCCGCCGCATTATCCGCATCCGCCGTAAAATTCTGAAACGCCCGCATGGCACCGTTTTTCCAGTCGCCCTGCGCCACTTCCAGTTCCTGCCAGTAGCGTTTGTTTTCATTCAGTTGTCGCTTCAGGCTCCCCTTCAGCACCTCCTCAGCCCTCCGGTAGTCCTCCGTCCCGTAAGTGCCTTTCTGGCGACTGTCATTCTCAAGCTGTTGCAACTGTTGCCGGTATTCCTGCCGGATGCGCAACTGTGCCTGGTAGCGCTGCCGCTGCTTATCCCCCATACCTGCAGTGGCAATATCCAGATTGTGCTGCTCACGCAGTGCACGTTCTTTGTCTGCCAGCTGGCTGGTCAGCTGAACCGTTTTTTTTCTCAGGTCGTTAAGCGCTGTCTGTTTCTGCAGCTCCTGCTGTTTCACATCCAGCAGCGTCAGCGCCTGAATCAGCTCATTCTTACGGGCCAGCACACTCTTTTCATCTGCCGTCAGCTTTTTCCCGTCCAGGTCGCTGATGCGCTGCTGCAGGGCCAGAAGCTGTTTATGCGCTTCAGTCATCCTTTCAGTGGCAATGCCTGCTGACTGTCTGGCAGCAGCAATCTGCCCTTCCACCTGTGCCTGCTGCTGACTGTACTGCAGCAATAACCGGGTGGCCTCATCATTACGGGTTGCCCGTGTATTTTTCTTAATGGCTTTTTCGTAACGTTCATTTTCACGCTGTATCGCCGCATCCCTGACAGCCTGGTCGGCGTACTGCATGGCATTAATACGCGCAATTTCCCGCTGATGTCGTGCAGCTTCCGTTTCATTCATCCGGTTCAGCGCGGCATTTTCAGCATTCCGGCGTTTCTGTTGCTCCTGGTAATTCCGTTCTGCCTGCGCTTTTGCATCCTGCAAATCCTTCCGGCGTTTTTTCTCCTGAAGATCGTTAAGACGCTGCTGATCGTACTCCACCTGTGTGGAGGCGTTTGTCCACGGATATTTTTTCGCGCGCTGAATTTTTTCCTGTAACGCATCAATCTGCGCATCCAGCGAGTCTTCACGACCAATATTCATGGCCGCATCCCAGAACTGCTTCCACCAGTCAGACAAGGTTTGCAGCGTACTACCCAGCGCATTGAGATTATTATCAATATCAGATGTGCGTTTACCGGTTTCCTCTGCCAGCGCAGACATGGCGATCCGGGCCGCATCACTGGACCGCCCCTGCTCCCCAAGGACGCGTATCTGCTCAAGCTGAGTGGCAGTCAAAAAATGCAGCGCATTGTCCAGCGCCTTCGCGGCATTTACAGGATCATCCTTCAGCCGCTTAAACTGATTTATGGTATCGCTGACCGACTGGCCAACCGATCGCTCCATCTGTGCGGCAGCTTTCGCCACCATACCAATATCGTTTCCATGAAATGCCCCACTGCCCACCACCTGTGCCAGCGCACCGGCTGCCGCATGTTGCGTGATACCATTCCCGGATATGGCCCGGCTGAGTTTCCACAACTGCCCGACAGTGACACCGGCATAATGTCCCGTCAGCGCCAGCTGACGGTTAAATTCCTCGCCCTCCTTCCGGCCGTCATGCCAGGCTTTACCCAGACCCAGGACCGCCGCGACAAGTCCGCCAATAACGCCGCCAGTCATCATGCCTTTCGGCGACATCAGTGCGCCTGTCCATCCGGCACGGTTAGCCAGCGTTATCCCGGATCCCCTCAGCGCACCAAAATTGCCGCGCGCCATCTGACTGATTAACACCCCCAGCTCCCGCCGGGCTGCCGCACTTTTCAGCCCCAGCGAATGTGTGGCTTTTCCTGCCCGCTCCATTTTGCGGATATACACTTCTGCAGCACTGCTTACCCCCAGCTGAGCCGCCCTGGCGCGAAGCAACTCAGAAGACGACAGATTCTGGCGGGTTGCCTGCTCTTTAAGCTGGCGGATAAACGCCGCTTTCTGCCGGGTGGCCTGTTCCTCTGCCTGCGTCAGGGCACGGGTTTTCGCCGTGATCTCCGAAATCAGCGCCAGATAATCCTGCTGACCAACCCCGCCACTGTTTCTGGCCTGTCGGATCTGCTGCTGAATACGCTGTAATTCCTGAAGCCCCGCACCGGCCTGTTTCACACTGTCAATCTGGCGATAAAAGGCGGCAGCCGCTTTATCCTGCGCCTCCGCCAGTGCCCTGGCCTGCGCCTGTTCCTCGAGCATTTTCTGATTCAGGGCATCCACGCGCAGACGGGTTTGTTCCACCTCACGGGCCATGCGTTCATGAGCCCGTGCGTTCTTTTCCACCGTCTGCGCATGGGCTGATGCTGCTGTTGCAGCCGAAGAAGCCGCCTGCATTGTCTGCCGGGCCGCCTGAGTCTGACGCTCCATAAAACGCTGCATACGGGCAGAAGACCGTTCTGCATCGCTGGCTGCACCATTCAGAAGGTTTTTGATACGGGGAATTTCATTTTTAAACTCTGCCGCATCAATCCCCAAATCAATGACCAGGTTGGCTATCTGGTCCATAACGCACACCTCCGGAAATACCTTCCCCAAGATGCATCAGTTCTTCGTCCGTTCGCTCCGGTATCCCGTTCTCTTCCGGTAAAAGGCTGAAATCAGCCACCGCAGCATCGCTGCTGCCGGACACCATTCTCACGATCAATGCCTTCAGCGAGGCAAACTGCGCATCCATCCACACATCACTGAAGCTCTGCATCCGGAAATAATCGCCCCACTCACCAAGCTCAGTGGCCGACATTTCCGACAGCATCCGCCGCCAGTCTGCCCGCCGGAACTCCCGGGCAAGCCGCATGACAAACTGCATTTCCCGCGTCAGGACTTTTCCGGCGTCAGCGCCTCATGATCATCATCCCCGGCATTCTCAATGGTCCCCATACCGCTCAGCGACAGAACCCTCTCCGCCCCCGCGCCCAGCGCATCATACGACCATGTTGTCATAATGGATGCGCAAAGCGTCTCAACATCCTGAGACTGCTCAGCATTCCACAGTGAGCGGGAAACCAGCCAGGCATTGATATCCATTCCCATACGCAGAAAAGCAATCTGTCGTTCAGCCTCCGGCAGTTCTCCCTCCTGTGCATCAAACTTTGCCGTTCGCTGCTGAACAAACGTCAGATATTCAATTCTCTGCAGCCCGGACAGCTCACTGAGCACCACGGACTGTTTTTCATAATTAAACGTATCCTGTTTCAGAAACATCATGTTCTCCGGATGCAAAAAGCCCCGGATAACCGGGGCAATGATGAGTATCGTCCTGTTATGGTGCGCTGACGGTCACCGCAGCCACTGCCACAAACTCTCCGTCAGAGGTCATGCCCACGATGCTGACACTGCCCTGCTTCACGCCTTTCACCGTGGCCACAAGCCCGCTCAGGGTCACCGAAGCAGTCTGAGGATCTGACGAATGCACACTGATCGCTTTGTCACTGGCCCCGTCAGGTTTTACTGTAAAGGTCAGCGTGGTGGTTGCTCCCGCTTTGACACTGGCAGATGCCGGTGCCACCGTCAGCCCGGTAACGCCCACGGTTTCAGCGCCCTCCTCTGCCAGATACGGACGCCCCACACCGCTGATTTTCACAGTGCGGGTCATCACGTCTTTTGAGGCAATGGTTTTACCCAGTGAGCTCAGCCAGCCGCGGAAAACATCAACAGTGCCGTTGGGATATTTGATACGAAACGCGCAGACTTCACCGGAGTCGAACAACTGAACCAGTTTTTTCTGCCCGCTGTCACCCGGACGCCAGGCCAGCGTCGCCGAAGTATCACCAACGGATTTCTGCCCCTGGGTTGTCGTTTTCCAGTCTGCATCTTCATCATCGAGATAAGTGTCATCTTCTGCATCAGCGGTCATTTCGCCAGGTTGCAGATCCTTCACCATCGCAAGACGCAGCCAGTCAGTGTCCGACAAAGGGTTCGCAAACGCATCGCCCTTGCCGGTGTACATCCAGAACGTCGTTCCCGCACCTTTCGTTTTTGCCAGTGGATTTGGTGTGGTCATTGCCACCTCCTTAATTCGTGTACGTGATCTGGTACGTGATTTCCGCCATCGCCCAGGTGGCCATCTCATTATCACGTTGATAGTTAAAACCGAGTGGGATCAGGGTGTCGATGAGTCCGGAAAATGCAGGTACATCATTCAGGGCCGGGAAAATGGTGCTCTCCATCCACATATCCAGCTCTGAATCCGGTGCCTGTGCCCGGATGAAGACGGCAATATGCAGAACAGCCTGCCAGTCATCTTCATCCGTCATTTTTCCGGTGTACTGAGCATCACTCAGCCACACCGCCACGGCAGGCAGTTCCTGCGCATCAATAAATGCCGGAAGCCCGTCAAAAAACGTGGCGCTGTCTCCACACTGTTCCCGAAGGCGTGCCAGTACGACCTGGCGGATCTGTGTATGTCGGTTCATCGGGTCAGCCATAACCTCAGTTGTTGTTTCAGGGCATACTCCAGCTGTTTCGGCATTTCCGCAGCAATGATGCGGTCGCGGGCATCTTCAAATGCCTGTGTCAGCGGTCCGGACATCGGGATTTTCACCACATCAATGGGGTAACGATTTTTGCCGTCAATACGCCGCATCACATGCCAGCGACCATTCGCCAGTTGCTGAATAAACGCATCCCGGAAAAGGTATTTCCCCACTTTCAGTACGCTGCCACGATGACGTGAGTTGCTGCCATGCCGGGAGCGGGCCAGTCTGACCTGTGCGGTACCCAGCTTAATGGCGGGCAGGTTACCCCGGTTAACACGCATGCGGGCATACATTTTTCCTGAGGGGCTGGCTTTAAGCAGCCTGACACGCTCCCTGACCGTTTTCAGGGGAATACCTTTCACCTGGTTATCCCCGGCAACGGTATTCTGCGCAACCTGCCGTGTGGCGACAGAAATAATCTTTGCCGCCACACGGTTTACCGCCCATGCGCTGGCCTGTGGCACCATGCGGGTATCGAGGCTGTTCAGATTGCGGATGGCATTCTCAAGTCCCTTCATCATATCGCCTCATTCTGGCATTATTCTGTGGGGCAGGACTGCCCCGCCTTAACCGGATATAACAGCATCCCCCGTCATCCGGAGTAATACGATCCACAAAGAAAGAATCATCCCCGATAGTTAACGTATCCTGACGGCGTAACTGCGATATATCTGCCGTTTTCACAAACAGGCACGGTGAGGAATCCTCAAGCCGGATCCCCCCGGCAACAAAAGAAATACTTTCGGGATCATCAAAAACCCCTGTCAGGTGTGTCCCCTCAAGTTCTCCGGACGTAATGACGGCGCTGATCCCCATATCACGGAGAATGACTTCATTGACACCGGCAAGCGCAGCATCAAACAGATTATCGAAACCGTCCACGACATCTCCTGTTACTGCCTTTTTGCCAGACCACCTGCCGCCATGCTGGCCGCCACCTCAGCAGAAACACGAAACGACGTTCCCGGTGAAACAAATATCACTGAACCATTACATTTTGTATGCAGTGTCGCCAGTGCCACCACCGTAACCTGCCCCGTTTCGTCTCCGGTAACAATGCCTGGCTGTTCAGGAACTGACTCGCCTTTATGCGCGGTCGGATCATCTTTCGATGGTGAGTACGTATCCGGCTCTGCGACCTCCCCCGCATCTCCAAGCTCTTCCTCCAGTTCCGCCACTCGCTGCGCAATATCTGCCGCACTACCGGAGACATCCGGTTCACGCCCCAGCCTCTCAGCCAGCTCACAAAGACGTTTCAGGTTTTCTTCTTTCGTAGCCATACCCGCTCCTGATTGAATGAAAAACGGGAGCATTTAGCTCCCGCTCACGGATTATTTCACCTGCACCACCACAAACTCATCCGGATCCGGCAGCACCATCAGCGGCGCGGACTGCGTCATGGTGAATTCACGCGCCGGATCACCCACGGTCAGCCAGTGTTTCGGATAACGGGAAGACGCCACCACGCCTTCAGACAATGCCTGCGCATCCTGAATGGCACCGTAGCAACGAATACCCTCTGCGGCCGTATTTCCCAGTACCAGTGTGCCGTCCGGCAGATAACGTTTTTCGGTACCGTCCTCTGCCACATAGGACGTTTTTGCCACCACGATTGCCAGATCACCATAATACCCTTTGAAGGACACCACCGCCCCCAGGTCTTTCACTGCCGTTTCCAGCTGTGAATTTGAGCCACGACGGGTATCCAGTTTTTCGCGGAACAGCTTAAAGCCATTCAGCAGACGCCAGACCTTACCATCCATAATGGCAATATTGATGGTGCCGGAAGCAAAATCACAGTACGCATCCAGATCATGCGTCGGATCAAAGGTATCGCGGTCCTGAGCGCTCCACTCCGTCCCTCCTGCCTGCGTAATGTTATTTTCCACCGACCGGCCAAAATCGACCTCAACAGTTTCAAACTGCTCTCCTTCCATGGTGTATTTGCCATACAGCACGGCATTCACCGCCTGCATCTCTTCCACCTGGACAATGGCGTGCTCTTCCTGTTTGAGGTTATCGGTGATGATACGCAGGCGACGGTAAGCCGGGTCGTTCAGCTGGGCCGGATCTTCACCGGGAAGACGCTCCACCGCCTGCTGGTAATTAAATTCGTGTTTCGGCTTAACGTAGCCCGGGCGCAGTACACGAGTTTCACCGCCACGGTGACGCAACACCTTTCCTTCAACAACCGGGGAGACATAGGCCGCCACCGGCGTTTTTCCGGTAATTTTGTCCAGCATTACCTCTTCGGTATGGAAATTCACCGTACGGCGGAAAAACAGCTCCAGAAACAGCGCACGAAATTTAACTTTTTGTTCGGTATAACCGAGTAACTGGCGGGTCGTAAACAATCCCATAAATCAGTTCCTTTCATTCAGAAATCAGTCAGGCCACCGCAGTGACCTGATAACGTGTTACGGCAGCGCCGCGTGACTCAGGGCGCTGCCGGCAAAGGCATTCGCCTTTTTGTGTGTATCCACTCTCTCAGGCCAGTGGATGGCCTCCGTCGCAAAGGTCCCCGACTTGTAATACGTCAGCACCGTCTCTGTACCTTCAAGCGGCAGTACCAGTATGCCAACCGCATGGCCTGCCTTCTGTCCGTCCCAGACCACCAGTTTCCCGGTATCCTCATCCAGCATCAGGGGCGTCAGAGCCGGTGTTGCCGAGGAAATCCCGCTGCTGCCTGTAGCGGTATGGGCCGGATCATTACCGGCAAAAATACGTACTTCCGCACGCTGTTCAGTGATGGTTTTCGTTACCATATTGTAAAAACCTCATATTGATGGTCAGCACTGACTTCATGGCATGGCCATGAGCATTTTCACGTCCGCATCACCGTCTGCTGACGTCTGTGGCACGCCACCCTGTACCGCTGCCGGTGAATGGTTCGCCATGAAATGTTCAAACATGGCGGTTGTGGATGCAGAAACCGGTTCTGCCCTGCCTGAGGCTGCCGCCAGTACAGCCCGGGCATTCTCCACGGTCATCCCCGGACAGGCCGCCAGTTTTTCAGCCTGCGCCTCTGCCCCTTTTGCCTCATCCAGGGCCATAATCTGATCACGAAGTGAGGGTCCGGCATTCGCCTGCGGTGAAGCAGCCAGAATCGGACGGGCTTTTTCCACCGTCATCTCCGGCATCGCCGCCAGCGTTGCCGCCAGTTGTTCACGTCCTTTCGCCTCTTCACATGCCATAATGCGATCGGCTTCACTCTGCGCAGATACACCAGATTGTTGCGGTGCCGCCACGGCCAGAATCGCCCGGGCCTGCTCAACGCTCATACCCTGTTGCCCTGCCAGCATCGTGGCCAGTTGTTCACGTCCTTTCGCTTCCTGACACGTCAGGATCCCCATCACTCGCTGGTTCTCCTGCGCGGCAGCCTCCGTTGCAGTTAATTGCGGCATAGTGCCTCCTGTATCGTGTGTGTTCAGCGCCGTGGCCATCACGCTGATGGCATCCGACGCATTGATTAATTCATCCGCCAGCCCGGCCTCAATACCGGTCTGACCTTCAAAAACGGCGGCCTCTGTCCCCATAACCGCATCCACAGTTAAACCGGTATACATCGCCACTTTTTCGGCAAACATCCGGCGCGCCGCATCAATCCGCTGCTGCATGTCCTGGCGCACCTCTGCAGGCAACGCTTCAAAGTGATTGCCATCCACCTTGTGCGATCCGGCGTAAATCAGCGTGATATCCACACCGGCCTGCGCCAGATGATCTGCATAGCTGACATGGCTCATCATCACGCCAATGGAGCCGATACGGGATGTCTGGGTAACCAGCCGTCGGGAGCAGGCCGACGCCAGCAGCATGGCTGCAGAACAGGCCGTGTCATTGCACAGTGCCCAGACCGGCTTCTGCTGACGGAGGCGGTAAATCATGTCAGCGCAGTCAAACGCGCCGGCAGCCTGCCCGCCCGGACTGTCAATGTCCAGCAGTACGCCCCGCACCTGGCTATCCGCCATTGCCTGCTGAAGACAGGCGACAATGCCGTCATAGCCTGTCATTCCGGAAAATGGCCGCATACCACCCAGCCGGTGCACCAGCGTGCCGGTCACCGGCAGTACAGCAATACCGTTCACCACCCGGTAAACACGGGCCGGTCGTTTTCCTCCGGCCATGTACTCGTCCGTTTCAGCCAGCATTCCGGGAGCATCAAGCTGTACCTGCTGCTGTGGTACCGAAAGACTTGCTGCTCCCATCTCGCGCCCGAGCGCGCAAAAGAAAACCCGCGCATAGGCGGGCTCCAGAAGCAGCGGTTCATTGAATGCTGCGGCAATAATGTGTGAAAGATTACGTCTCACGTGGTGTTGTCTCCTCTTCCGGCCTGCGGCTCTCCGCTATCTGCTGCTGATACGCCTGCGCTATCCACACCGGACGTGAGAGTCCGGCTTTTTCCCGCTCTGCGGATTCCCTGACCTGCTGGCGGAAAATGTCCTGATAATCCTCACCCATCAGCGCCAGCTCTTTCTCATACGTGCTCAGTCCGGCCTCAATGCGCATCACCGATTCCTGGACCTCCTTGAGCCCGTCAATGGCCATCCTTCCGGCACCAACCCACTCTGCCCGTGACCAGGCTGAACGCGCCTGATAAAAATCAAAACGCGCCCGTGGCGGACGAATAATCCCCCGGAGAAGTGCCTCTTCCAGCCAGCAGGAAAACATCTGCGTGGCCAGCCGGGCCGCGATAAATTTTCGTCGCCCCATAAAATAGCGCCACGACTCATTGGCGGAGGCGCGGGCACTTGAGTAACTGACCTTCGAGTAATCACGGGACAACTGTTCGTAGGAAACCCCCAGACCAGCGGCGATATACCGCAGCAGCGCCTGTTCAAGCGCCGAAAATCCATTGTCTGAATCCTGCGCTGTCTGCAGGTTCAGCGCATCACCCGGGAAAAGGTGCGGAATTTTGACACCGCCCAGCGTCACGTTATTCGTGTCATACCAGCGGATGAACTTCTGCAGCATATTGTTAAGCGGATTATCCTGCTGACCCTGCGGCGCACCGGCGATATATTCAAAGGCCTTTTCGGTATCGAGTTCGCTTTCGATTGTGGCTGCATACATCGCCTTCACAATGGCCGACTGAAGCTGCGTGGCCTGCAGGGAATCCAGCATCTTCATCCGCTCCATTACGCTGTAAAACTGATTAGCCCCACGGGTCTGCCCGTCCTCCACCGGCTCAAAAATATGCAGCATGGCCGGACGCCCGGTGGGAAGCTCACGCGGGATCCGCTCCCAGCGTCCGGCACCAGAGAACGGAAAATCATCCTCACAGATATGGTACGCAATCGCCCGCCCATACCGATCGACCTCAACCCCGGCCCGCAGAAAGTGGTTCCCCATACCGTGTCCTGGCGTGTCCACCCGTTTCGGACTCACGGCTTTAAAACGCGTACGGAATAACTGCGTGGTTTCCGTATCCCAGACCGGCTGCACAAAGATTTCGCCGTTAAAGGCATGCACGCCCACCCCTTCACGGATAAATTCCGTAAACGTGCGTTTCCCTTCCACGTCGATCTCGCCAAACATTCCTTCTGCGTATTCCGACCAGGCTGCTTCCACCTCCCCGACAAAACTTTTTGCCGTGGTCTCCCGCATCCCCAGCCAACGCCAGTTCAGACGGTAGCTGATAAGAAACATGTGCCCGACGATATGATCCTTATGCAGGGCCACCGCATTAGCCGCGATACCGTTATTGCGCACCAGATCATCTGCCCGGGCATTCCCCAGACGCAATGCAGGCAACAGGGCCGCATCGGCACTCTGCGCCGGTGGTAACCACTCTGCCATTTGCCCGCCAAATCCTGCGCCGCCTCCGTTGTAGCTGAGACTCTCACGAAGCGGAACGCCGTTCACATCAATCAGGACAGGCGTTCGTTTCATAACCTCACTCCCAGCGGTCGGCGGCGTCGGGTCGTACCCAGAACCGACTCCGCATCGTTGATCGCACGGTTAAGCTCATTCAGGGACGCTGCCGTATATTCGATCCTGCGACCGTCTTTCTGTACCGACACAACCCGTTTACCGGTTAATAAATCAAGGCGCGCCTGACGCAGCGCCTGCAGTTCAGCGACTGTAACCATTCACTCCTCCGGACAGCTTCGCTGCCAGTTCTTCAAGGGTCGGTTGTGCAGTTGCATCCTTGCGGGATGCCGCCAGCACAGCCAGATCAAGTTGCCAGCGTTGCACGGACACACGTAATGCCGCATAGGCATACACCAGGCAGTCCAGCGCTTCGTTACGCCGCTTTTTGTTATCCCACAACAGACGCATCTTTCCTTTTTCCCACTTTTCCACCAGTTCCTCCGCCACCAGTTGTTGTGCCTCTGTCTGCGAAAAAATCTCCGGATTATCAGGAAAGCGGATGGCATACGATGTGGCCTCATTCACAGGGGTGGGATCGGCCTTCATTCGGGCATAGAGAATTTCTTTTGCGGTATCCGTCCCCACCTCACACAGATACACACCCCGCTGATTGCGGGTTTTCGGCATGGTGATCACCGGCTTGCCATAGACAGAGGCACCTTTTACCGGCAGTACCCGGAAAACACCGTGTTTTTTTGACCTCTGATACACGATTTCGCCATCGATCCCCCCGATATCCCAGCAGACACGGGAAATGGTCATTTCGGTACCGTCTGCATGGCGGTATTTTTTATTGATCGCCGCATCCACACGTAACAGCGTCTCTTCCTCATCAGGACGTCCCATGATGATGATTTTATCCACCAGAAAGGCTTCCTCTCCCGGAGCCCACCCCCAGACATACATCTCAAAACGGTTTCGCTGCGAGTCAATGCCCGCCGTCAGATAAACCACCCGGACAGGCACCGTTGCCGTGTAAGGCACAACCTTATCCATCAGTACCTGGTGATCGAGTTTTTCGCCCACGGCCTCTTCCCAGGTCTCGCCCAGCGTGGTGTTCACAAAAGTTTTCACGCCGTTGGGATCTTTCAGTGCATCCAGCCAGTCACAGACTATCTGTACCCAGGTGGTGAACGGACTGTACGCCGTCCATATATGGAAAGTGATGGAGCGCGGCGGCGGAATTTCATTACCCGAAGCACTGAAAAACGTCAGACCGTCACGCGTCCACATCCCGGTATTGTCACAAATCCAGCGCCCCCCGGTCTGATCAAGTTCAGACTGACGGATCACGCAGCCATTATGTTCACACAGGTAATACACCGTTTCCGGTTTACCCTTCTCCCATTTCAGGCCAAACGACGTCGCATCATCGCCAAACTTCAGATACTGCTCCTCCCCGCAATGAGGGCAAGGGACATAAAACCGCATGAAATGTGCAGATTCATTCGCGGCTTTTTCAATCTGGCAGGAGCCTTTGATTTTTGGCGTTGAACCGCGTATGGATTTTGGCCATACCGAACCTTCAATACGTTTATCGCCAAGCAGTGTTGGCGAACCTTCTTTTTCCACATCCGGTTCAAACGAGGAGAGTTCGTCATAGCAGACCACATCGACAGATTTTTCACGGTAGTTTTTGGCAGCAGCACCACCCAAACACCAGAACCCCACACCAGAGGAAAAACGCTTCAGTGTGAGCGTATTATCCCGGTGTTTCCGGCCCAGCCAGGGAGAAAGTTTTTTCAGGCAAGGAACATCACGAATTGTTGCTTCCACGTGAGACTTCATAAAATCTTCAGCAGCTGAGTCCGTCGGCTGAAAAAGAAGAGTGTTGCGGGATTTGTGCTCAATAAAATACCCGATCACACCAAGCACCATTTTTGTATAACCAACACGGGCAGATTTAATCAGGTTAACTGTACGAATCTCGTCATTGCCCATGCAGTTCATGATGGCGACCTGAAACGGCAGCGTTTTCCATTCCCCCTCACCGTATGACGATTCTTTAGGCAGGTAATAATTTTGATCGGCCCATTCTACAGCCGTCACCGGCAATACCCTGACCAGTGGCTGCAGTGCGATAGTGACTGCCACCATCATATTACTCAGTTGTTGTTCTGATATATTCATCGAGTAAATCCGGTAATTTATCCCCCGCACGCGCGCACTGATTCGCTCCCTTAGCAATAAGGATTTTCAGATGATCAATATGACGCGGCGTTAAATCCGGGAACTGTCGTTGCATGGACAAAGGAATGGAGTCAAGCGTACTGGATAAAGCCATCGCCAGCTTACTAAGGGCAAAAATACAAAATCCGCTATCAATAAGATTTCCTTTTGACACCTGATTTTTTAACTGCTGTGCGACAGCCTGTTCTGCGGTCAGTTCCCATCTCGCAATGAGTAGTTTCTCTTCATAATCCTCTTCCGGATCACCATCAGGCACATCGTTTTTACTTCTTCTCAGATACGATATGTAAAAATCACGCCAGGCATCCAGATCCAGTTGTCCTCGCTTGTTCGAAACCGGGGCACCCGGCAGTTTCTGTAATCTGCGAAGCTGGCGATCGGTCAGACTCAAATGCCTGGCAACTTCAGTCTGAGTAGCCACTGTTCACCTCGCCAAAAAATCTCCCCTCATGCGTTTTAAACATGCATCTTGCGAACAACTTTATGAAACGCGGCATATATGTCCGGTTTGAGTGTTCAATTTTTGCGCATGTCCGGTTCACAGAAAGCGCATTTCTATATTTTTCAAATGGTTAACCTTCAGAGAAACCGGACATGGTTTCCGAAAAATTTTCATAAATAGTGAAATTCTGCGCCGCTCCCGCCCCGTGGCAGGCCACCCCACCGGGAGGACCCGTCAGCCTGACAGCCATGACGAACGTCTGATACAGCGCCCTGCATGAATGACATCGGGATAATCCAGAAAGGAATAGCATCGTACCCACAAGAATCAGTGTAAGTGTCCTGTTTCTTCCACCCCCGCACAGGACTGGCGAGCATGAGGGACAAACCCGCGAACCATAAACGCGGTAAAAACCCGGTGTGCATCGTTTTTGATTATTCCCGCACACTCGCGCAGAAGGAGTTCCCCGTCGGGCTACGGTCATAGTTAATGCGGAAATACGGCGACGATGCAGCGCGGAATTTAGCGAGCGACCACGATCGCACACGAGAAACAAAGAGATTTTTATACTGCAGAGGAACAAGCTGGCGGGTAATTCAGCGTAGTGAATACCGGCATCTCCATCTTGTATGCGTAATGATACTCAGCAGTTGCTCCAGCAGACGCTTTCCAGCCAGGAAGCATCAAAATAGCATCCGCACAACGAAGCATTGCAAAGCAAATATCCATGTATTCACGTTGTGTCAGACCATTAGGCAAAGTGGCTGGATTCAAGACAGAGTGACCATGTCGTGACAAACGATCTGCCTCTTTATTAAAGGCGTCACGATTAAAGTTCTCATATCCCGTCATTGGCCCGGCAATATAAATTTTCATTCACTATCCAACAAATTGAGTTCGTTTTTGATACAGAGGGATTAATTCAGGCATTGCGTATTGATGTATTCCTGAAGCGTTCTCAGTGCTGTTTGGTCGCGGATAATTCCGTCCCGGATACCGAGAACGTTTCGTCCAGCAACTGAAGAGAGTTCGACGGTGGCATCATTGCCCATGCCGGAGGCGCTGGAGGTTTTGGCTGAGGCTGGCACAGGGCATTTTCCTTTGACGAGCACCCGACCACCATTATCAAGCTTGCGCCGAAGAGCATCATTTTCAGCTTTCGCATCAGCTAACTCCTTCGTGTATTTAGCATCGAGTGCATCAACAGAACGCTGGCGCTGCTGCATGTCAGTAATGGTTGCGTTCGCCAGCTTCAGTTCTCTTGCGTTTTTGTCGCGCTGCTCTTTGTAGGTAATGGCGTTATCACGGTAATGATTAACAGCCCATGACAGGCAGACGATGATGCAGATAACCAGAGCGGAGATAATCGCGGTGACTCTGCTCATTGATCTATCCCCCAACAGGCTAATGCGCTTTCCTGGTCACGACGAATAACCTGTCCATAGCAGTTATTTGAACGTATGCGGCAATCGCGCCCAACATCTTTTATCCACCAGCGAATCGCCTCGCATGCGCCCTTACGATCACCGGCATTCAGCCGCTTATAAAACGTCGACGGGAAACACTTACCGGGGCCAATGTTATAGGGGCAAAATGACGCTATACCCGCTTTTTGTGGTTCGGTCAGTGGTACTTTAATATTGCGCTCCACCCATGCCAGCGCCTTATCACGTTCAATGGCGTTAACCTGGTCGCATTTTTCCTTCGACAGTTTCATACCGGGAAAAACGGGTTTACCATCCACCATCGTGGCACCCCGACAGATGGTCCAGATGCCGGAACCATCGCGGTATGCCGTAGTGTGGTTACCTTCTTTTTCATCCAGAAACTGGTCGAGAATATCAGGCGCAGGCGCACCGATAGCAATCAGTGCCAGAACGGCAGCCGACAGGCCATATCTGATTTTTACGTTCATGGATATTTATCAGGATTTATCGGCTTCAAATCCCCGGATATGTTAAATCTTACCTCGCCAGTGATGGGCACTGGCGGGAGGAGGATGTCAATCTGATAAACACAGAGGTGACTACGGATTACACAAATCTACCAAAACAAACTTTTGCTGATTTAATCGCACTCAGGCAAGCAGTCGTAGCTCTAATCAACTTGTTGCCGGAGAAGGAAAAGGAATTAGTTAAAGCGCTTCTTAACAGAACTGCCGCCGATTTTTCATCATATCCACTGACAGATGACCTTGCGGACCTTCCTGAATTAATTGCAGCGTCCGCCATTAAGCTTACTGAAGAGATTTACCCTCCTCAAAAATCTTCACAAAATTCCTGCGAGTAACTTCAATGCAATAATCGTAAAACGCCGCAAACTGCTCATCGCGGCGTTTTTTTTCATCTTCAGAAGGAATCAGCACCGACAATTTTTTCTCCAGTTTTTCAATGGGCGATTCAATATCATCTTTTTCTGACCGCAATGCCGTCGGTGGCGTCTTCAGAGAACCAGTAATTCTTCCCGGTAGCTTTCCTTTGTAGGTTATCCACACATTCTGCGCCTCTAAAATTATGGGGCGCTTTTCCGGCGACTGCTCATCCCCTTCACATAACCCGGCAGCAACATCCAGGAATACCTGTCTGATTCTCATTCTGGCCGCTGCCTCATAAAACTCCAGCGCGGCACCTTCAACACGGTCCAGCGAGATGTCCAGGTCAAAAATTTCACCGTCAAAGCGTTTTTTGTCCCGTAACGCTAAAGTTACCGCAACTTTATTCTCAAAATTGCGGATCCCTTTCACAATCAGTTCATAGTTTTGTGTCATTGAATTACTCTCCCCGCGCAGCCTTACGCTTGTCTTCTCTTATTTTGAAATACAGATTCGTCAGATAAGTCAGAAGCCCCAGAAGCAGACTTCCCAGCACACCAATCGCAGCCCACTGTGATGGACTGACCTGATCCAACCACTGCAAAAACCAGTAGCCGGCACTGCCGGCGGAGGTGCCGTAGGCAATGCCTGTTGATATTTTTTCCATCTGATACATATCCCGCCCCCCCGACAGACCTGTGCTATCGGAAAGAAAAAAGGCCATCAGCAAAACTCTGATGGCCTGAATCACCTTTACCAATATTGTATGAAAAAACACGCACGACTAATTGACAATAATTTTCATTTCCATTAAAAAAGATCGCGTAGCATTCTTAATTCATGAGGAACTTTACCCGCCAGCAATCTGAGTAGCGAAAGCTGTTCATCCCCAATGTTTTTGCTGGCGGGTCCTTTTTTCTACGGTCCTCCTCCCCGGAGGGGGGCATTTCATTATTTTTCTAATCGTTACTGGTGAGAAGGCGGAAGAAAAAGCCAGTTCTTCGCCCCTAAATAACAGCATGATTCCAGTCCATGCAAAATCTGATTTCCAGCTCACACATACCGAGCGCTGTACAAAAAACCGCCAGCCAAGGCAGTTAAGAGTGTGTTCCCGGGGTTTGCTTAGAATATTTTGTAAGTTGTCCGAAGAGATATTTACAACACCAGAATGATGAATCATCAGTCCCCTGCCAGAGGTTCACTACGTAACCTGACCGACAATGCACCATTCTGGTGCTGAAAAAAGAGCACTGGAACTGCAACAAAACAACATCACAGAACAGGAGATGGTAAGGAGTCAGACATTCCCACACAATATTGTGTCAGTGCAAATAACAACCTTCGTCTCAAATCTCGCTGGAGCGGGCAGCGGGAATCGAACCCGCATCATCAGCTTGGAAGGCTGAGGTAATAGCCATTATACGATGCCCGCATATGGTGCCGACTACCGGAATCGAACTGGTGACCTGATGATTACAAGTCAGTTGCTCTGCCTGCTGAGCTAAGTCGGCGCTGGCCCACCACCGAGGACTCGAACCTCGCACCGTCAACTTAGAAGGTTGATGCTCTATCCGGATGAGCTAGTGGTGGTTGGTGGCCCTTGCTGGACTTGAACCAGCGACCTGGCGATTATGAGTCGCTCGCTCTCACCACTGAGCTAAAGGGCCGATAACATAATGATAACGTTACAGAATAAATTCAGCAATATCACTCTCTCTTTCTGATTGAATTCTGTACATCTCTTGCGGTCTGCTCAAAACGTTCAGCCTCCAGCTCGACACCAATTGCACGACGCCCCAGCGCCATCGCTGCTTTGACTGTCGAACCGGACCCCATGAAGAAATCTGCAACCAGGTCACCCGGACGACTGCTGGCGGTAATCATTTGCCGCAACATATCTGCCGGTTTTTCACAGGGATGTTTGCCCGGATAATACTGCACAGGCTTGTGCGTCCAGACATCCGTATAAGGAACGGCTGCCGATACGGAAAAATAACGCCGCAGGGATTTGTACTCTTCCAGCAGGCTGGCATACTGCCGGTTCAGCTCACTGTATGTGCTGACCAGTTGGTGATGTGGCTTTTCCAGTTCACCCCGCTGATGTTTCTCTTCTGCCACCCGGGCAAACAGCACCTGAAGTTTTCTGTAATCATCCTCGTTCGGTAACTGCCACTGGCTGGCACTGAACCAGTGCGACACCATGTTTTTCTTTCCTGAGACATCAGCAATCTGTTTTGCCGTTATCCCCAGAGCCGCACGCGCATCACGAAAGTAAGAAATCAGCGGAGCCATCACATGCTGTTTCAGTGCCCTGCCCTTCGCCTCATAGCCATCATCTTTTGGACGATACGGCCCCTGATAATGTTCCGCGAACAGAATGCGCTCTGTGGCGGGGAAATACGCCCGCAGGCTTTCCTTGTTGCACCCGTTCCAGCGCCCGGACGGCTTCGCCCAGATAATGTGGTTCAGCACATTAAAGCGTTCACGCATCATGATTTCGATATCAGATGCCAGGCGATGACCACAGAACAGGTAAAGACTTCCGGAAGGTTTCAACACCCGCCAGAACTGGGCCAGACAGTGGTCCAGCCACTTAAGGTAATCTTCGTCCTCTTTCCACTGATTGTCCCAGTCGTTGGGTTTCACCTTGAAGTACGGCGGATCTGTAACAATCAGGTCAATGGAATCATCAGGCAGGGACTGAATAAAATGCAGGCAATCAGCGTTGATTAAATCAATACTGTTTATTTATACAGTATTTTTCATGGATCAGTAAGCGTAACTCTGGTAGGCTCACTCTGCTTTTGCGCTAAAGCAGTGGGCCGTGGTTCGCTTGTGACCAGTAAGCATGAGCGAATGGCTGGCAGGTGCTACCAACACCCACCAGCCGCCCATTTTCACAGCAGGAAACCGCCATTACTGGCAGCGTCTGAATTTATTCCCGTACCCGCCGTTATCCTTCGCCAGACCCGCCAGAACTAACTGAGTCAGTATTAACTGGCACCGGGCTTCGCTTACTCCGGTAGTTCTCGTCATCATGCGTGGCGTTACCCACTTGTCAGCAGGTAAGAAATGAAGGACTGCGGCGGCGGTTTCTGTCATATCTTGCTGTTTTAGCATGTCTTTTTCCCTTCTGGTTAACATGACATACCAATAACTCTTGTCTAAAAAGCCAGCAAGATAAAAAGTCAGTATTCACGACCACCAGCGTGTTTACTGTACTGCACCAGGTTTACAGGTACAAAAAACCCGCTCAGTGGCGGGTTTAAGTTGTGTGGCGAAGTAACCACTCTTAACACACTAATAGCATTTTTGTTATAACACAAGTAGCTCATTCAGTATTTTTAGAATCTTGACTTTCTTAAGCACGGCGAACTCTGAATACCAAACATAAAATCAATTATCTTCCAGGCCGGATGCTATCAACGAAAGCCTCTCAAAAAACGCTGTAGCAGCCTTGTCCAAAGTTGAATAAGTACTGTATTCTCCGTGTTCGGGACCAACCACTACCCATGGTCGTCTTTTTGGGATTCGGGACTTCTCAGAAATCACTGTTCCAGATATACCAATATCAATTGTTACACCTGTTATTATTTTCTCTTCATCTCTTTCCCTGAACTCAATTGCCATAAATGCCGTTTTTTTTCGTTTCCCGTTTTAAAAAAAATCAAATAAAGCAAAGCGATGCTCATTAAAATCAACACCCCATCGACCTTCAGGATAAAGGGCATGAAAGTTGTCATTTACGCTCTGCATCGTCTCATAAGCTTTAACTTCTAAATCTCCATAGTGCATAGATACCGCGCAGGAGTCACTGGGTAACTGTATTTTCCCAAGATTGAAAACCTTTACTGCTCCAGAACTATGGCATCTTGCCCGCAATTTATCCCCATTTATACTAATCGGAGAAATATTCCTTAATGTTCCGGGCTGGCTCCCTCCCAAGTAAACGACTGTTAAAGATTGCTTATTTTCAATTGCATCAACTAATACATGCTCTACATTTTTATCCATAATAACCTCCCGATGAACAGGTATCATCAGGAGGTTATAATAAAATATGATTATTTACTTTGATTGAATTTATTACTATATGTAACAATCAATTTCTAAAGATACCCCCAACATTGCCAGACAACCGTCAATAAACCCTTCAGCTTTCTGCAGTCTGATAACAACCTGATTAAGTGATATCCCCAGTTTTACCCCCAACGCCCGTAATGTAACCCCATACACATAATACATTTCCAGTAATTCGTATTGATACGGTTCCTTTTTCTTAAGAACTGTCATCGCAGAGCTAATGATCAGGCCATCGTCATCGCTACATTGCGGGCGGGATTTTACTTTCGAAGGGATTAATCCCTTAAAACCTGCAGCAACAGATGACCATTCCACATCCTCGTGATTATTTGCCACCCATGCCCCCCAACGTTCAAGAACCATTTGAATATCACGCATCAGCGCAGCACCTCCTGCACCAGTTTTTCAAACTTTCCGACTCTGGTTTCCAGCTCTGCCACACAGTCCACCAGCTCATCTACTGCTTTCTGTGCGCGATGCTTCGCCTGCATCAGTTCCCGAAGCGCGGGTACCATATCTTTACGGATAGCGTCTTTTGTTATGCCCGTTTTTTCGAGTTGTTCAGCATGACGCAGCATTTCCTGCGCGTGTTTACGCAATTGTTCAGGGGTAAAAGTCATTGTCTGGTTGTTCAAAAGAAACGCTCCATCTTACTGCTGTCAGTTCGTTTATTACTGTATCTGCGCGGATTGCCGGGCTTCATGGGAGTGGAAAGCACCCGTGCACTTTCCTGGTCCACAGGCAGAAAATGTCCGTTATAAAAACGCCGGTAAATCGTTCCCAGAGAACCGTTACGTTGTTTCGTGATATTGATTTCTGCGATGCCCCTGGCCTGCGTATCCGGGTTGTACACTTCATCCCTGTAAAGCATCAGAATGATGTCTGCATCCGCCTCTATTTCTCCGGAATTTTTCAGGTCTGAGTTCATGGGACGTTTATTGGGTCTGGACTCCACACCGCGGGAGAGCTGGCTCAGCGCAATCAACGGAAAACCACCGGATTTTGCCAGGCCTTTAAGCCCCTTTGAGATTTCACCCACGGCAAGGTCATGACGCCCCGTGGTTCGGGTTTTTATCAGCCCGAGATAATCAACCACCACCAGCGCCGTTTCCGGATGTTTAATCAGATGGTGTTTCGTTGTTGCGCATATCTCATCAATGGTCAGGTTCGCCTGGTCCACCATCCAGATATTGCGCCCGGTCATCCGCCCCACCCCTTGTGAGAAACGCGCCCAGTCTTCATCTTCAAAGTGAGCCACAGATTTCAGGCGTGATACTGGCATCCCTCCAGCCGCAGACACCATACGTTCACCAATCTGGATGTTCGCCATCTCCATGGTGAACAGAAGCACACCATGCCCCTGCTCAGTCACCTTGTCGATGATGTCCAGCGCAAGTTCGGTTTTCCCCATCGAAGGACGGGCGGCAATGAATACCAGGTCTCCGGGCTCCATACCGCCTGTTTTTGCGTCCAGTTCATCAATACCGGTCATCAACGTCCTGGATTTCTCCAGCCCCTGATTCCGGCATTCAACACGCTCAACCACTTCCGGAAGCACATCATCAATATGTACCGGCTGAATGACGCCCTTTTCCGTCGACAATGAGGCCATCATATTGTGCGCATCCTTCAGGGCATCTTCAGCTGCTTCACAGGTATGCGCATCACGTAATTTCTGCAGCGCCTCATTCAGTGTTTTTTCTGCATCACGCAATGCAGCATTGCGCCGTAACGCTGCAACATAGTGCTCCAGTGAAGACTTCACCCAGGTTTTACGTCCGGTGTCGGTAATCACCGGGGCTAGTTCCGGCATCTCATTGCACAGCAGTACGGGGTCAATCACACCGGATACACGGGCCTGTCTACAAATCCCTGCGTAAATATCCCGGTACTGGCGTACAAAAAATACATCCGCCGGAAGCGTGGCCAGAATATCCATCACTTCCGGATCAGCCCCACGCAGAAAAAACGCGCCAATCACTGCACCTTCCAGGTCATCATTACGCCACGCCGGATTTGTCGGGTTTGTCATGCCACACCTCTGATATGCGCACGGTAGCTTTCCCAACCAAACGCCAGGTAGTTACGCCCACCATCAGTAACGCGATCCACAATCCGTTCACCAATGGATTCTTTAAGCTGTTCAAACGTCAGGTTGCTGATCAAAATTGTCGGTAAAACGCTTTCGTAACGTGCATTTATGATTTCCTGCAGGATGGTTATCTCCGCAGGCGTACCGAACTGCACACCAACCTCATCGATGATAAGCAGATCCAGTGATGCAAAATGATTAATCACTTCATCGTCAGTGCGCTCAGAGTTGTGGCGCCAGGTATTTTTCACCGCACGGGTAAGCCGCATCACATCCGTGATTTCTATGGTTGCCTGGTGGTGGCGAATAATATTTTTTGCCATTGATACAGCCAGGTGATTTTTCCCGGTACCACAATTGCCAATCATGACCATGCTGGTGCCTGCAGCGAGACATTTCTTCCAGGAAGCGGCATAGCGCTGACAGGCTTCAAGGTTTTTCTGTGCGTCAGTATTCACCGCCAGATAATTCTCAAACTCACAGTCCTGAAACCGGCGGGCAATACCGGCCTGATCGAGTAATTCACAAACCTTCAGGTCGCGTAATTCGTCATACACGCGGTCCAGCTCGTCACTGAGGCAGGACAGGCAACCGGATACCCGTTTGACAGCTTTCCCCCTGACATCCGGGCCCGTCAGCACATAGCGTGTATATTTTCCGTGTTTCCCGCAGGACACCGTCTCAGCACTTTGCACCCAATGCTCACAGCGCCACGGACGCTTTCCGCCACGGACAAATGCCAGTTCCTCTTCCAGGTCAGCCCTGCGGTTGAGTAACTGCGCTTTGTCGTGTTGCATGTGTTGTTTGTTCAGGAAATTAGTCATTTTCACACCCCACAAAATCACCAGTTAAAGTTCGTTGAGCCGTAGTCCTGCTCACTGAATCCCGAGATCGGGAGGCTTTTGCCCCGCCCACCTCCGGGAGCTGCTGGCTGTTGCCAGGATTCGTCAAAATGCCGATCGGGGCCAAAGAACGTCGCTGCCTGCTTCACGAACTGTGTGCCGGTATTTCCTGTAGCACGTACCCAGGCGGCATAGCGTTTCACACCATTGAGCATGGTTTCTGGTGTCACACCTTCCCTGATTCGGGTTTTCCAGGCTTTGAAGGCTGCCGACTTGGAATTACCACCAGCACGTTTGGGATATTCCTGCCAGGCCTGTTCAAATTCCGGTGAATATTCCTGTCGGGCAGAGCGCGCTGGTGCAGACGCGTCAGCGGATGCGCCAATATCTTGCGGATCATGTTTTGAATTTACTTGCGGATCATGTTTTAAACCTTGTGGATCTGGGTCCAGATTCTGAAGGGTCAAAACCGTTTTTTTGCCAGAATCTGAAGGGTCAAACACACCTGAACATTCAGATTCTGACGGTTCAGATTTTGAAGGTTCAGAATCTGACGGGTCACATAATGATGAAAGTCTGCGTTTGTGTTTCAGTTCAGCAATCTTATCCCGCTCCGTTCTGGCAAGCTGTTCAAGCCGATCAGCATTCAGATGATAAAGATTTGACGTATTACGATTACCTTTGCGGCGTGACTGACGCGTCAGCCAGCCATCAGCCTCCAGCTCTGAAATTGCTGTTCTTACTGTGCTTTCTCCCAACCCAAGCTGTCGGCATATGGTTTCAACACCGGGATAGCACACCCCGTCATCATTCGAATAATCAGCCAGACGCGCCATGATCATCAGCTTTGCACCTTTGACTCCATACGCGGCACATGCATCCCAGACGTTACCGAGAATTTTGCTACTCACACGGCACCTCCCAAGCGTTTAAACATTTTCCCGGACTGAAACACCGCCAGTGGGTAGCTAATGGTGTAGTTACGCCCCAGTAATTCACACACGACTTTCTGGCTTTCGGTACTGACCAGGCAAACCCGCAGAACATGACCGTTGCTGGTGGCAAACCACTGCCCCACACGGGGGCAACGGTTGTATCGGTGATACAGAGAATTCACAACTCGACGAATCATGGACGCACCTCCGCCGTTGTGATGTATTTAACCGGACTGCCTTTCATTGCGATGATTTCACACATCTCTGCCGCTTTCAGTTCCGCCGTTTTTCTGGATTTATAGCGACGGTGCCAGACAGATACATCCGTGCGAACTGATACATCGTTTCTGTATTCCGTAGTGGAGATGATGATTTCGTAACTAATCATGGGCGAACCTCCTTGTCAGAACCATTCAGCCTGGAATCAACAAGTGCAGCGCCAAAAACAGCATCACCTACACGGTCGTACAGTTTGCCAGCCAGCGGAGATTCAACGGCCTTAAGCATTGGGTAAAGCTGGCTTGTCCAGATTTGATGGATTTCACGCAAATGCAGGTATACGCCTCTGGCGTTTTGTGCGACAGATGACATGTCAGCCGCACCAGCTCCTGATAAGCTCCTCTCCATCTGGTTAAAGGCATTGATGTATGCCTCTTTGAACCGGGCGGCACGTTTACCAGTGAAGCCCATAGCAAGGAAGGCGAAGCCGTCGCGGGTGATTTGGTAGCAGGGAAGTTTGCGAGTACCACCGTTGGGCTGGCGTACCAAAATTGATGTCTCCGCAAAATTGCGGGCACAAAACTCTGGAGAACAATCCAAAATGCGGATCTTTTTCAGAACATCGTCATGACGTTTAGAGAAGAAGTTGGCAACAGCCAGGGATGAAGTAACAGCCTGACCATCAACGATGGCAATTTCAGGTTGAGTGAGGGTTGGGATCGTAGCCATGATGGCAGCCTCTTTGGTGATTTTTAATAACTCACCACCAAAGCTTCTCACGGCAATAGGTGGTGAGACGTACAGGGGTGAGAAACCGGTCACCAAAGAACCCGGCCCAACCGAAGTTGGCCCTGCACGCCCCACCATAATTTGGGCGTAATGCTGCTCATGACACAAAAAAACCGCAAGAGCGCGGTTGTGCGCTTTGGTGAATTCCGGGTTCTCACGCCCGACACCCGCTTTATAAGGTGCAGAGACAGTGTAACGTCCCGGAATTGCAGAATCAATATTCAGGTAGCGGATCATAGGTGCACCTCCCGTTGATGACGACGGAAAGCGGAATGCACCTGGACGGTTTCAGCCTCATGGAACGCTTCAATGCAACTCTCGTAGTACCGCATTGTGCGCAGACTTAACCCAAGCTGAAGCAGCATCAGACCATCAAGGGTGATGTAATAACCACGCAGAGAGTCGTCATAGATGTGGTAAGTACCCGGTATGAAATTGCGGGTAAAAAATTCGCGCGAGCAGTTCAGATACTCGATTTTGTCGACGATGTTCTGGTGCATGCGCTTAAAGTGGCAGGCCACATGCAAAGAGAAAATAACGGCCTTGCCGTTGACGACTTCGATTTTGAGGAATGGGTGAGTAGTGGTGGTAGTCATGGTGACAGCCCCTTGTGTGTGTGCTTTACAGCTACCACCCACGGATGCGAAACCATGATTGGTGGCAGCCCAGACAGGATTCGCATTACCGGACACACAAGGGAAAACCGGCGCTTCCGAAGAAGCTCCCATCTGAGCCGCCATTGAATAGACGTGCGTAGACAAAAAAACACGCTTATGGCGTGTCAGCCCTGTGTGATGTTTCGGGATGCGAAGCCCGGTTGCTGGATTTACAGCAACGCGAGAAATATAACCCGGAACACCAGCAAGGCGCAACAGTTTGAGATATCCGAAAAGAGATGTAGTAACGGCCTTACCGTTGACGACTTCGATTTTGAGGAATGGGGAAACTGGGATCGTAGCCATAATGGCAGCCTCCTTGATCGGTGAAATACTTCCACCACCGGAGGTGCAAATCTCGCTGGTGGCGGACTGAACAGGGTTTGCACTACCGGCGATCAAGGAAACCGGCGAGCCTTTCGGCTCCCCTGCCCAGCCCACCATAATTCTGGCGTGCGTGAGCGTGGACGATAAAAAAGACGCTGGCGCGTCATATATCGCCTTGATCAATTCCGGGGTGCAAATCCCGGCACCCGTTTTATAAGGTGCCGGAACAGTGTAACGTCCCGGACTTGCAGAATCAATATCAAAATGTTGTAGCTGTGGACAACGCGAAGCCTTGTTGTTATTGTTTACAACAAGAACCAGAGGAAGCTTTAAATGCCATCCAGACTGTATAAACAGTTCATCCGTCATCTCGGTGAATCTGAATACATACGAATCCGCATATGGGAAGTGGAGCCTGCTGTATTGGGTAGCCAGCACAACTACAAATACAGCATGGCTTATGTCGTTGATGGCATGTGTGTGATGCGTTACGACAACGAACGGGGTAAAGGCGATCACAAACACATTGGTAGTCAGGAAGTCAGCACCAGCTTTGTCACCATTGAACAACTGCTCGCTGATTTTCTGGCTGACGTTAAATCCATCCGCAGAGGTATCTGACATGAGAACCGTAACAATCCGAATCGAGTCAATGGATAATTTCACGGCTGATGTGCTGTCTGCGTTCCAGGAAGCAGCTACCGGAGCAAAAGCAACCAGAGAAAACGTTATTTCATTTCCTGACTGGCAAATGATGCATAAGGTACTGACACCAAAACGCATGGACATTCTGATGGCAATGACTGGTGCCGGAGAAATGTCCATCCGAAAAATTGCAGCCCTGGTTGGACGTGATGTAAAAAGCGTGCATACTGACGTGACCGCACTCATCAGCAACGGTTTACTGGAAAAAAGCGAGCGCGGAACGTCATTCCCGTATGACGACATCCACTTTGATTTTACGCTGGGCAAGGCGGCGTAATTTTTCGTATATACCGTGCCGTCATTCCGGCGGCGCTTCACACTCCACAAAATCACGCCTGAACAACCACAACGGGCTGAAACATTCATATGGATAACCATCACGCAGATAAATAACCCGCTGTGTTTCAGGCTCCCAGCGTATAACGTGAACACGACGCCCCCTTCCGTCACGGAACCAGCGATTGAGGACTTGCATAAATTACCCGTAAACATCGTCACCCCTGCCAGCCCAGCGCCTGGAACAGCCCCATTTTCGGGTGATACCAACGAGTTCCTCTCGGTTCCGCTTCGCTCATCATACGATGGAAAGCAGCCATAAACGGTTCCACTGCAACAATTGTGCGGCGTGACAACAATCCGTCCGGAGTAAGAAATTCGTGAGTATCAGTTGGAATTTGATAGGCGTTCACCAGATTGCGGCATTTCGCATCTGACATACCCGTTTTCGCCACCAGCTGACGGTAGCCTGCATAACCATCGCGGATGGTGCCTCTTTTGATTTGTTCGACAGTTTCAGTAACGTGACTGACTTTTTCTTCCATCTTGTCGAGGCGTTTTTGCTGACGAACGGCTTCAAGAGCCATCGCGGCAACCATTTCGATTTCGCTCATTGGTTTGCGCACCTGCTCTTCCAGTTCGCGCCAACGATCTACCAGGCGGGCAGTGAATTCCGGGCAAAGTTGTGCGACGACAATGATGCTGTCGCGTTTGCCTTGTTCGCCTTCGAAAATATATGCGTTTGTGAATTTGTTTTGGCTAAATGATTGTTCGTTCTCAACTTTTTGCATTGCAGGAAGTTGAATCACCCCGCGTTTTGCCAGACGCTCTATTGATATTCTGACATTGCCGTGTTGACTTCCAACCAGCTCTGCGATTTCAACGCTGGTCATGGATACTTTGTCGTTAAAAATTGCGGTGTTCACTGCCATCTCCTTACGGATAAATTCTTTTAAGATTCCGCACATTCGTACTTGTTGGTGCCGAACCATCCTTCAGTTATCCTTTTGATCCCTATAAACAAAAGAACCAAAGGAGGTTCGACATGAAAGTTCAGGCCGTTGGTTTATTCTGGTTTCGCGATGCTATTCAGTATCATGAGCTCAAAAATATTTTTACTGATGCTGATGTGCTCTCCGACAGTTACACCGAGTGGAAACACGACGCTGAAAAATTGATTAAGCGTGTCGAAAGAAGCGGGCAACGAGTTATTAAAGTTGAAGCGGATACAGCCGAGTTCATCGCCTGGTGCACAAGCGAAGGCATTGGAATCAATGCCGAAGGTAGAATGCAGTTCGCATCCTTTAAGGCTTACCAACAACTTCTCAGCGAACTCTAATGTGATTGGGGCAATCGAAATTGTTGCCCCATCGTATTTAATAGTTATTTTTTCGCTCATATCACCACCATCACTTCTCATCCTCTGTGTGCGCTAAGCTTGGATGTGTATATGGAATGTTCGGATCCAGATGGCAGAGAATGGCAACATCCTCCGGAACGCCCCGCGTTTTCCACTTTCCAACTCCCTGACTACCACGAGGCTTTCCTTTCTTTGGGAACCTGCGGCCAATAGCGGCATTGGTTTTAAATTGAGTTTTTAATATTTCATAAAGGGTCATTCTTTAGCCTCACACCGGATACTCTGTTATCCAAGAATGTTAAACATGAGAATCCAAAGTATCAAGATATTCTGTTACTTTAGTATCAGCAGCCATGAAAGGAGAAGAAAAATGAAATCTTTAGGTGAACGCCTCATCAACGCACGACAAAAAGCTGGGTTAACGCAAGATGCGTTGGCTAAAAAAGCTGGGGTCACCAGAGTTGCAATCAGTAAAGCCGAGCAAGGTCTTACAAAAAGTTTCAACGGTGACACGCTTTTTAAAGTCGCAGCGGCACTGCAGTGTTCACCGCAGTGGCTTCAGAACGGAGATGAAAAAGGTAAGTATTGGGAAAATAATGTTAAGAGCTGTCCCCAGAGAGACACAGCACACTCTTACCCTGTAATTAACTGGGTTCAGGCAGGATTATTCGCAACTGCAGGTGATGACTACAACATGTATGATCAGGATAATTGGAGGCATTCTGTAAAATACGCTGGTGAGAGGGGCTTCTGGCTGGAAGTACACGGAGACTCAATGACTTCGCCTATAGGAATAACATTTCCTGAAGGAATGTCGATCCTTGTCAATCCAGATAAAGAAGTTTTTTCAGGGTGTTACGTCATCGCCAGAAAAAAATCCACCAATGAAGCAACATTCAAAAAATATATTTCTGAAATGGGGAAGGCGTTTCTAAAGCCCCTTAATCCACAATATCCCATCATAGAAATGGACAATGATTGCGAAATAGTAGGTGTTGTGGTTGATGCCAGGTGGGATATTTTCTGACCAGATACAAAAAGAAACCAAAGTATCAAAAACTACTTGCCATGCTTTGATACCTTAGTTACCATGAAACAAAGTTCGTAACTGGGGTATCATCTCATGATCAATAAAGCTACAACTCTTGACTGTCTCGAAGAACTGAAAAACCTCGGCAGCCTCATTACACTAATAGCAAAAGCAACACCAGATGCTACGCTCTCTAGCGATATAGAGTCATGCGCAGGACTGGCATGGGATATGACAAATAGCATATCCAGAAAGCTATCGTCAGCAATGCTTTTACAGAACAAAAATTCTGCAATCAACAACCGTCTTCGCACCCAACGCGAAGCCTGCGGCTTAACAACCGCCGAACTCGCCAGGCTGCTCGATCTCGATGAAGAAGTCATCATCCAGTGGGAGAGCGGAGAGTATGAACCAACTATCAGTATGCTTATCCCACTGGCAAATATTCTTGGCTGCGATCCGATGTGGCTGTTAACTGGCGCGGTTACTCCTCCGGTGCAACCAAAAAGTGAGGAGCAGCAACACCATAACGCATCTCAACAAGTTTGCTCCTTATCTCGCGAAGCTCTTCTACGGAAGAACCAATACCAATGGTGACATAATCGCCGCTTCGCCCCTCAAGGTACATGCGAACATTTTTATCAATCATTGCGGAAACAGTCTCAATATGAAAACACTTCTGAGACTCGCTATATAGCAGAACATATAAGTCAGCTGAGGAAGCCATGAAAAAGTTCGAAAACATAACTGTTCTCCATGTTGATAACTTTGATTATACAAACCAGGAACTTCTCCCGGAGGTTGTAAAGGCAATAGATGTTGCCGATATAGTGATTAGAGGAAAGAGAATTGTCAAAAACAGGCTCGCATGTACTTCAGGAGCAATGACAGAAACAACCTCACAGCAAGATGATTGGAGCCTGATTCATTTGCGGTAAATGTTTATCATTTATTGCATGCAACACAGGTGTTACATACGTCCAGTAATAACGAAACAAAAACACTTGGCAGTGAAATTCTGAATTTTGCATGTGAATATGCAAAAGCCGCTGTTGAAAAAGAATTAGCGCAATAACAACAAATATGCCCTGAACGTTTATTGCGGTTTTATCGCCGGGGATTGTTACAACCTTAATCCACAGGAGGCTTTATTATGACTTTTATAAAGAATATGGCATCACACAAGACCGCCAGCCTTATTGCACAATACGGTGAAAATTACATGCATATTGCCTGCTTATTTCTGCGTAAAGCATACGGGAAATAACAAATGACACATGAACCCATTAATACATATCGTCGCCGTATAGCTGTTGCGGCACTCCATCGAATAAAACGTAAAACAGGTGGTGATCTGCTTATTGTTGACCTTCTGGATGGGAACATTACGACCATAGAAATAACAGAACAGTTTATAAACCAGTTGCTGTTGCGCTTTGAAGGTATTACCCGTGGTGAATTGGGTCGAGTGGAGGGTGAAACAGAAATCCGAACTGCATACCAGAATGCTATCGGGATTAATCAACATACTGAATACCAGGCTGAAACCGGAAAGTTAATTATAGACAACCTTTTACAAGAGGTTATTGATTACGCGAAAGAAAAATATATCAGCGGAGGAATTAACTGATGGCTAATTTATCCCCTGTATCTGTTGTGCACGAAAAAGTGCAGATCGTTATGACAATTGAAAATGGCCAGGTAACAGATGTCTGCAAAGTCCGCGATGGAGAGCTGATTGCCAGCATGGATACATTCATATGGCTGGCAGAAAGAGCGGGGTATCAGATAACAGCACCTGCTCAGGAGGAAACCAGTGACATTAACAGCAACACGAATTCCTGAGTGGGTCCACCAGCAGGCGTTGCTGGTCCTGCGGCGGTACAGATGCCGATGTATATTCCCGCATCGGATACAGCGCAACGGATATCTCAGTCTGAAGGTTAACCGTCGCTGGCGGCTGTTATCGAAAGACGACGGCCGGAACTGGGAAGTAATGAGTCATGAACGTTATTCGGGGGAAATAAAGAAATGATCGACAACCGCACCGCCAGCGCCATTGACCAGGCATTACAGAAACATGATACACCCGTCGGCCCGTTATTTTTTGTAACACGCCACGGAAGAACAAAAAAATGCCTCACCCGAAAAACGGCAATTCGTTACCTGGCATTCTTTATGACCACCCGCGCTTTTGAACGTTCAGGATTCCGACAACGCCATCCTGACAAGCGTTTTATCTTCAACGGGAATGAGATATGGAAACGTGGAGAATCAACCACAGAGTATACCCGCGCACACCAGCGAACAATCAGACGACTGCGCAGACTCATCGCCAGGAAACAGTATACAGAAAAATGGTTCAGAAAATATGACACATGGAGCGCCGGATATTACGAACTGATGGCAACAAAACCATTCTGACGTAAACGAAATTAACCATGACGCAATTAAATAAGGCAAGCCGAATACATCAAGAGGACCATTGAGGTAGCCTGAGTTTAACGGACACTCCTTCCTGAAATAGAATGGCATCAGAAGGAGCTAATAATGAGCAGAAAAACCCAACGTTACTCTAAAGAGTTCAAAGCCGAAGCTGTCAGAACGGTTCTTGAAAATCAACTTTCGATCAGTGAAGGCGCTTCCCGATTATCCCTTCCTGAAGGCACTTTAGGACAATGGGTTACCGCCGCCAGAAAAGGGCTCGGTACTCCTGGTTCCCGCACGGTGGCTGAACTGGAATCTGAAATTCTGCAACTGCGTAAGGCGTTAAATGAAGCTCGCCTTGAGCGAGATATATTAAAAAAAGCAACAGCGTATTTTGCACAGGAGTCGCTGAAAAATACGCGTTAATCGAACAATGGCGACAACAATTTCCCATTGAAGCGATGTGTCAGGTATTTGGTGTATCCAGGAGCGGTTATTACAACTGGGTACAGCATGAACCCTCAGACAGAAAACAAAGTGATGAGCGGCTAAAACTGGAGATTAAGGTGGCACATATCCGCACTCGCGAAACATATGGAACCCGGCGGCTCCAGACGGAGCTGGCAGAGAATGGCATCATCGTTGGTCGTGACCGACTGGCACGTCTTCGTAAGGAGCTAAGGCTACGCTGTAAGCAGAAACGCAAGTTCAGAGCGACTACGAACTCGAACCACAATCTGCCAGTTGCGCCAAATCTGCTGAACCAGACGTTCGCTCCTACAGCACCAAATCAGGTCTGGGTGGCGGACCTGACGTATGTTGCCACACAGGAGGGATGGTTGTACCTCGCTGGCATCAAAGATGTTTATACGTGCGAAATTGTCGGCTACGCCATGGGAGAGCGCATGACAAAAGAGCTGACAGGTAAAGCCCTGTTTATGGCGCTCAGGAGCCAGCGCCCACCTGCCGGGCTAATCCACCACTCTGATCGAGGTTCACAGTACTGCGCATACGATTACCGGGTCATACAGGAGCAGTTTGGTCTGAAAACATCAATGTCGCGTAAAGGTAACTGTTACGACAACGCTCCGATGGAAAGCTTCTGGGGAACGCTGAAAAATGAGAGCCTGAGCCACTATCGTTTTAATAACCGGGATGAAGCCATCTCAGTAATACGGGAATACATTGAGATTTTCTACAATCGTCAGCGTCGTCACTCTCGTCTGGGGAATATCTCCCCGGCAGCCTTCAGGGAAAAATATCATCAGATGGCTGCTTAAAAAAAGAACAAATGGTAGTGTCCGCTATTGCCAGTACACCTCACATGAACATTTATTTCAGAATAGTTATATCACTGGCAATTATCGCATGTATTTACGGATTAATCGTTCCGGCCCTCATATCAATGAAGGATACGGTAGCAGTGATTTCTGGCTTTGCTCTGGCGTGTCTGACCCCGCCCTGCATTTATGCCATTTATAAGGGTCTTTCTTTCCCCGGGAGGGAAAAATGAAAAAAACAATTGCGCTTGTTTTCGCGGTCAGTCTGGCTGTCTTCGGACTTGTAGGTTGCGATCGCGTTGAACCAGGTAATGTGGGTATCAAAGTCAACAAACTGGGCGACGACAAAGGTGTCGGTGAAGTGGTCGGTGTTGGTCGCTACTGGACTGGCTGGAATACTGAAGTTTACATTTTCCCGACCTTCAAGCAAATGAAGACCTACGATGAACCGTTCAGTTTCCAGATGAGTGACGGCACAACCATCGGCTATCACATCGGCGTGGCCTACAAAGTTGATCCATCCAAAGTTACCACGGTGTTTCAGACTTACCGCAAAGGCGTGGATGACATTACCAACACCGACCTGCGCCAGAAGATCGCCGACGCACTCAATCGGCTGGCCAGCAAAATGACCACCGACAAATTTATTGACGGCGGTAAATCTGAATTACTGGATGCCGCTCTAAAAGACATCCAGGAAGAAATGACACCCATCGGTATTCAGGTAATGAGCCTCTCATATGTGGGTAAGCCAGAGTACCCACCAACCGTTATCGACAGCATTAACGCCAAAGTCACGGCAAACCAGAAAACACTGCAACGCGAGCAGGAAGTTAAACAACGCGAAGCAGAAGCCAACATGCTGCGTGCAGAAGCTGCCGGACAGGCTGATGCGATTCGCACAAAAGCCCAGGCCGAAGCCGATGCAATTCGTTTACGCGGTGAAGCTCTGCGCCAGAACCCCGGTGTTATGGAGCTGGAAGCCATCAATAAATGGAACGGCACACTGCCGCAGTACATGACCAGCGGTGCCAACACACCATTTATTCAGGTTAAGTAATACATATGCCCGGTATTACACGCCGGGCTGTCTGGAGATAAAAATGAATACTGTAACCATCAACAACAAACAGTTTCCGGTAATCGAATATCGCGGTCAGCGCATGGTGACGCTGGCGATGATTGATGAAGTGCACCAACGCCCGGACGGAACAGCGGGACGCAATTTCCGCGAAAACAAGTCTCGTCTTATTGAAGGGGAAGACTACTTCGAATTAGGTTCCGACGAAATTCGTCGACACCTCCCTGACGGTACTTTCTCAAAATTTGCAGCAGCAGGAATTGTACTGGTCGAATCCGGTTATTTGATGTTGGTGAAATCCTTCACCGACGATCTGGCCTGGCAGGTTCAGCGCGAACTGGTTAACAGCTATTTCCGAACTCACGCGCCGCTGACGGAAATGGAGATGATCGCTGCAATGGCCGCCGATGCCGTTCGCCAGCAAAAGCGCCTGAGTCATGTTGAAAAGAAGATCGAAACGGTCACCAAAGCTGTGGAGAACATCAAACGCGGCACAATGCGCGCCGGATATGTCGGTTACCGCCAGGTGGTAGCCAAAAGTGGAATGAGTGACGCCAAGTGTCGGAATCTGGTGAACGCATATCAAATTCCTACAGACACCCACGAATTCATGACTCCGGACGGTCTGTTGTCTCGCAGGGCTATCGTCGAGCTTGAGCCATTTATGGCGGCGTTCCACCAAATGATGTCAGAGGCTGAACCACGCGGCACACGCTGGTATCACCCGAAGATGGGGCTTTTCCAGGTGATCGGATGGGAGGATAAAGCATGATCATCCAGTCAAAACTTATTCGCGCCGCTCTGGTGTGCGCTGCTAAAAACGACGTTCGTTATTACCTGAACGGTCTTCACATCACGCCGAAACATATTGAGGCAACCAATGGTTCCGTGGCACTGCGCATGGCTCACGGCATCCGGACGAAGAAAAACATCATTGTCCAGTTCGAAGGGGGCGTCCCGGCCAAAGCCGAAACGACAGAGCTGATTTTTAGTAAAGAGCCGATCGCTGTTCATCGCGACCAGTTTCAGCGACGACTGTCCATTACCGGCATTAAACTGGTGGACGGTTGTTTTCCGGATTTGGATCGCATCATTCCGAAAAAGTTTGACCGCTGTACTCACCCGGTGCTCCAGGCGGGTTACCTGAGTTATCCAGAGAAGATGTTTGGTCGTGAGCGTAAATTTATTCCCGTCCAGTTACGTCCCTCCGGTGACGGGCAAGCGGTCAGAATTCAGTTTGATTCCATCATCAACTCAATGTATGGCAATCCTGAATTTGTTGTGATGCCTTGTCGTGATCATGGCGATTTCAACGTGGCTCAGGAGCATCCGGAATGAAAATCGAATACCAGGACGCCGCAGGAGGTGAATCAATGAGCTGGCCTGATGCAATCGTAACTCTGGGGATGGTATTCGCAGTAGCGTTTGTTGTGTACTCGATTTGTCGATGGGGATAACCACATGTTCGCTTTGATTCAACGCGGGCAGATATACACAGACAGAGCCGGATACCCAGTAGAAATTACTCGCAGTACTGAGCACTCAGTGTTCTTTCGGAGGATGGACGGACGTACCGGGCGAGTACGCATCGGTGAATTCAGTAGCCTGTTCGAGCATATTGACCACCTGGAATATCACAAGATTCTGGCTGAAACAGAACAAGAAAAGCACCTGAAGAAATTACGCGCAATGCAAAGGAAGTAAAAAATGAATAAAGCGTTTGAGCTATGGGTCCACCAGCGTTACGGCAACCGCTACGACCTGACGCGAGATGTTGACGGTTTCTACTGTCGTGAAATTGTGAAACGAATGTTTGAGGTCTGGTGCCACTGCCGTGGGCTGAGTGTTGTGTGAGGTAATGCATGGGCAATGTGATTCAACTGGCTCCCAATGAATGGGTTTGTGAAAGCGTTCTAATCGCAATTACCGGGCTCAAACCAGGCACAATTCTTCGGGCCCGGAAAGAATGCTGGATGGTTGGAAGAGAGTATATTCACGTATCACCAGACGGTAATCCAAAGCCTTCCAGTGAATGTATGTATAACAGAAAAGCAATAGATGCCTGGGTCGCCTCAATGAAAAACAAACAACCCAGGTGATTTAATATCATGAAATATGTAAGCTCGTATCGCTCTTGGGCGTCTGGAGGTATCGATGGATAAAGTCAAATATCCAACAGGCGTCGAAAACCACGGCGGCACATTACGCATCTGGTTTAATTTTAAAGGTAAACGTGTCAGGGAAAATCTTGGTGTCCCTGACACTGCCAAGAACAGGAAGATCGCCGGGGAACTGCGGACATCGGTATGTTTTGCCATCCGCACAGGAAGCTTTGATTATGCTGCACAGTTCCCTGACTCCCCTAACCTTCAGGCTTTTGGGGTAAGTAAAAAAGAAATTACGGTGAAGGAACTTGAAGAAAAGTGGCTGGATCTGAAACGAATGGAAATCTCTGCAAATGCATTCAATCGCTATGAATCCGTTGCAAGAACGATGGTTCCGAAAATTGGAGGCGGCAGACTGGTGTCATCGGTAACCAAAGAGGAATTGCTGTATATCAGGAAAGATTTGCTGACCGGGTATCAGAATTCAACGAAAAACAAAGCAGCAGCAAAAGGACGGAGCGTCGTTACTGTAAATTATTACATGACGACAATCGCTGGAATGTTTCAGTTTGCTGCAGATCACGGTTACTTAGAAGCAAATCCCTTCCAGGGAATTAAGCCTCTTAAAAGAGCCAGGGCAGAGCCAGATCCGCTAACTCGTGACGAATTTATTCGCCTGATAGATGCTTGCCGACATCAGCAGACGAAAAACCTGTGGTCATTGGCTGTGTACACAGGAATGCGTCACGGTGAACTGGTCTCCCTGGCCTGGGAAGATATCGATCTGAAAGCAGGAACTATTACTATCAGGCGCAATTATACGAAACTCGGTGAGTTCACTCTACCTAAAACTGAAGCAAGTACAAACAGGGTTGTGCATCTTATCCAGCCCGCTATCAGTGTCCTGAAAAATCAGGCTGAAATGACAAGACTGGGTAAGCAGCACCACATCAAGGTTCAACTACGTGAATATGGACGTTCAGTGAATCATGAATGTACTTTCGTATTTAACCCCCAGGTGGTTAGAAAAAGCAAACAGGTAGGTTTTATCTACAAGGTAGATTCCATTGGCGACTCATGGGAAACAGCCATTAAGCGTGCGGGCATCAGGCACCGGAAAGCATACCAGTCACGACACACTTATGCGTGCTGGTCATTATCTGCCGGAGCAAACCCAAGCTTCATTGCCAGCCAGATGGGGCATGCAAGTGCCCAGATGGTGTTCAATGTATACGGAGCATGGATGACTGACAGCAATGCAGAACAGATCGCAATGCTGAATCAGAAGCTGGCAGATTATGTCCCAATGATGTCCCATGGTCACCAAAGTGACACAAGAGGCTTATTAAAATCAGTGAGTTAG